GAGGAGCTAGTAAGTCTGGCGTCGGCGGATTGGGCTCACAGGGTTATGGTGGGGGAGACGGTAAGAAGGCTACATATGCATCAGGTGGAGGAGGCGGGGGAATGACAGAAGTTGGTGGTTCTTCAGAGAAGGAGTATGCAAAAGGTGGTGATGGAATTATATCTCTTATTACAGGAAGTTCTGTTTATTATGGTGGTGGTGGTGCCGGTGCTAGAGATGGATCAGGTACCGCCGGTCATGCTGGAGTTGGTGGTTTAGGCGGTGGCGGTGGACAAGGCCACCCTAACGGATATACAAATACCGGAGGTGGTGGAAGTGGAGGACTAAATGGATACACAAAATTAAATCCTGGTATAGGCGGCTCAGGCATAGTAATAGTAAGATATAGGTACAAATAACGTTAATTTTTTTTAAAAAAATACATTAATAAAAATAAATAATAAAACATAAAAGAGGAAAAAATTATGACATTTCCAGGATTTATACTTGGATCTGTTTTTGGAGATAATGGGCGAGGATTATCAGAAGCTACTATAAAATTCCAATCATCCCCATCATCTATTTTTACATTTACAACTTTAAATAACGGTTGTTTTATATCTACTCTTCCATATGGTACTTATACTGTTACAATAACTCATCCATCAATGCCACAACCTTACATAGAAACTAATTTTATCATGACAAGTTTAGGACAAATAACAAAAAATTTTATTGTTTCTACAATAAAACCATACGAGTTAAGGTTTTCTCAAAGCCCAGATAAAAATATTCAATGGGATGACATGGAAGAATGCCCAGGAGCTACAAATAACTTTGTATTAGCAAACCCAACAGAAATAAAAAATGTAAAACAAATTTGTTTACATTTTGAATCATTTATGAATGTAAAACAAATTAAATTATATCACTTTACAGAACCAATACTACCATATTTAATGCATTGTAATGCTTTTTATTCTTCAGATGGTTCTTCTTGGGGTATTGTAGGAGGTAATCCAAGCTATACTATTTATCCAGAATCTGGACAATTATCAATAATTCCTTTTGATCAGTTAATAAAATATTCAATTATTGTTATTACACCGCCTAGTCAATTAGCAATACCATCGTCTACAAGATAGTTGAAAATATGTCCATATTTTTCACGGTATGGGTTATTAGTAAATGATTTGAATGAAGTTGAAATAGAAACATGGTAGTTTAAACTTAATATAATACTATATTAAATAAAATAATACAGTATTATGTTGACAATAACATAAAACTACTTATATTGTATTAATCTAATTTTATTTGGAGGTATTTATGCAAACATTGATTTACGGACATGGTCCATTTTTAGGACAAACGGGCTACAACATACACACAAGAAATTTTTTTACACATCTAAATAATTATTTTCCTACTAAAGTAAGAAGTACTACAACTGAAAATAAAAAGTCTAACAAAGACTATTATCAATTATTAGGATCAGTATCACCAAATCCAAGTATAAATCTATTAAATATAGTATTAACAGAAACATATAACACTTCTTACATCAATGATCAATACGATGGGGCTAAGATATTATATAATGTGTGGGAAAGTACAAAACAACCAACATCTTTCTTCGAAACAGCTATGACATATGATCAGTTTTGGGTTCCTTCGGAGTGGCAAAAAACAGTTGCTATAGAACAAGGATATCCTAAACATAAAATATTTGTTGTTCCAGAAGGAGTAGATTCTAGATTTAAACCTAGTCAAAACATTAAAAAAAGTAAAGATGAATTTATTTTCATACTTATAGGTAAATGGGAATATAGAAAATCTACAAAAGAAATAGTACAATGTTTTTTAAATACATTTTCTGATTCAAATATAAAACTAAGGTTATTAGTATCTAACCCTTTTTCAAGTACTACGACAATATCAAATTTGAAAAACATGGGGATAGACCCAAATGATCCACGTTTAGAAATAATAAATTATGTGGATGATGATGAGTACTTACATTTATTACAAACCTCTGACGTTTTTGTTTCTTGTGCAAGATCAGAAGGTTGGAACCTTCCTGCAATAGAAGCCATGGCTACAGGGCTACCATCTATTTGTTCTAATTGTAGTGGACAAATGGAGTTTGCTAAGTATGGTGCTATTTTAGTAGATGTGGTTAAAGAATTACCAGCAAGTTTAAATGTGCCTGATTTTCCAGGTAATTATTATGAGCCTAATTTCAAACACTTATCTGAAATAATGAAAGATGTATATAATAATTATTCTAAGTACAAAAACAGTGCATTCGAGTCATCTATTATTATACGAGATAAATTTTCTTGGAATAATGCTGCTTTAAAAGCAAAGGAGATTATAGATAATTTTGACTTTACTTTAATAGATAAAATAAAAAATACAAAAGTTTTAACTGTTGCTACCAAACAAACAAAAGGATTAAAAACTTTATTAACTTCTTGTAAACAGAACAATGTGACTTTAACACAATTAGGAGAAAATACAAAATGGTCTGATTTTGATACTAAAATAAATGAGTTGCATTCTTATCTAACTAGTAAAAAAGATAATGACATAATTTTATTTATAGATGGTTACGATAGTTATTTTTTAGATTCTACTAAAACTATTGTTGAAAAGTTTATAAATTTAAATTGTGATATTTTAATGTCAAGTGAAATAAATTGCTTTCCTGATGAAAGTTTAAAAAGTAAGTACAACAGTAAAGAGACTTCACCTTTTAAATATGTTAATTCAGGAGGTTTTATAGGGTATACACAACCATTAAAACAAGCCATTTCTAAATTACTAGATATGCAAAAAGCATCTAATAGTGAGTATAAATATAATGACCAATATTTATGGTCATTATATTGCATAGAGAATAATATAAAGTTGGACTATAACTGTGAAATTTTTCAATGTTTACATTCTACAAAACTAACTTATTTTAATCTAGAAGGAGTTAGATACAAAAACAAAATAACTAATTCATTTCCATCAATACTACACGCTAATGGTAAGTCAGAAACTATGCTTTATGATCTAGTAAATCCTATTCATACCCCTAAAATATTAAACACATCTTTATATCTTGAAGACGATGGTCCTAAATTTAATTTTTCATACAAAGGTATACCGATAGATGCTAGTATTAATATAAAAGATATATGCATGAATAAAATTTTATATACAACTAATATGTTATTAGAGGATAATACAAATTATTTTATAAAAGCTAACCATGATGTTTCTACACTAAGTAATATAGAGTTATTAATAAAAAAAGACAACACAATATTATATAATAAAGTATTTGATATTACAAACAATAAAAAATGTTGTTTTATAGTTACATGGTTTGGTAAACTTCCAACTTGGTTTAATTACTTTTTAAAATCATGCGAGACAAATTCTAAATTTGATTTTATGATTTTTACTGATCAAGATATTAATTTAGAACATCCTTCCAATGTCATCTTTAATCATATAACTAAAGATAAATTAAATGAACTGATATCTGTAAAACTTGATACTAAATTTACAATAGAAAATTCTTATAAATTATGTGATTTTAAAGCTATGTATGGTCATATATATAGTGAGTATTTAAAATCATACGATTATTGGGGTTTTTGTGATTTAGATTTAGTGTTTGGTAATATCAATAAATTTATTAGTAAATATATATATAATAACTATGATATTATAACTTTTGGAGCAGATACTACTAACATACATTATAGAATAGCAGGCCCATGCACTCTTGTCAAAAACATAGAAGAACTTAATGCTTCTTTTTATAAAGTTCCAGAATATAAAGAAGTTTTAACTACACAAGAATACATTAACTTTGAAGAAAATAGTTGGGATAAATGGTTGAAAGCACAGTCAAATATAAAAATGAAGATAATTTTAAATGCTCAGGGTTGGGAAAATGGTACATGTATAGACGAGGTTTATTGGAATAATGGATCATTACAATTACCATCCCAGCATGAAATTGCTTTATATCACTTCAGATTAAAAAATAAAAATTTTAAAGATGTAAGTACTGGATTTAAAATACTCCCAAAACAACACAATGAGAATAACAATGAATTGATTAAGACAGAAGAAATAACTTCCTCAAAAGATAATTTTATAAATCCTAAAAGAACTATATGCGAAGTACACAGAGAAATGTATAGAAAAGTAATAGGTACTGATTTAGAAAATAGTATGACGCCTTTAATAGAAGATGCATTCATCATGGCTAAAAAAATGAATAATAAATTAAGACAATATAAAAATAATTATGATGATGATTGGTGGGAAAATAATAAATTATCAGGAGAAAATCTCAAAAACAAAAAGGTGTTTATTGATGGAGGTGCCCATTTTGGTGAATCAATTACGTTTTTTAAAGAAAATTATGCTGACTACAAAGATTATGAATTACACTTATTTGAACCAAACCCTGATTTTTATGATAAACTTACTTCTATAGAAGATTGTACTTTTCATTCAACAGCTATCTGGGTAGAAGATGATGTTATAGATTTTTATAAAGGTTGGGATTTATCAGGAACTGTTATGCGTTCAAAAACAAGTGGTAATTTAGATAAAGATAACCCTGTTTGTGTAACAAGTATAGATTTGAGTAAATGGATAATTTCTAATTTTTCTTTAAATGATTATATAATATTAAAATTAGACATTGAAGGTGCAGAATATGAAGTACTAGAAAAAATGATTAGAGACAACTCTATTTCATATGTAGATAAATTATATATTGAGTTCCATCAAGATAGAATTCCAGAAATTGCTATTGAAAGACACAATGCTTTAGTACAGAAATTAAAAGATATAGGTTTAGATCCTATGTTTTGGGATGGTGAAAGAAAAGTTATTGAACAAGAAAAATTAGTTTATATCACAGGTGGTGATATAAAATATCTTTCTCTGATTGAGACATTAGTAAATAGCATAAATGAATTTTCAAAATATAAAATTATAGTATATGGTTATAACTGTGAAGTACCGTTTGATAATCCAAAAATGATCAAACGAACATTGAATATTAACAACATAAAAGATGCTAAGTATGATGGACGATCATTATCATATTCAATAGCAAAAGAATTATGTTGTTTAGACGCAATAGAAAAAAATTATGCTGAAACCTACGTATGGATTGATGGCGACGCATTTGCTAGCAAAACAATAGATAATATTATAAATTATTCTACAAAAATATTAGATTACCCATTAATTAATTCTCACATCCATGATACTATCTGGGATACTAATGACATGACTCAACCCATAGGTCAAGAACTAATGAATCAACTAGGGTTAAAAAGACAGCACTATCCATGGTTACATGGATGTTTGTTTGCCTTTAATAAAAAATGCAAAAACTTTTTTGAGTTGGTTATTAGTAATTTTGAAAAAATAGATAAATCTCAATTTAAAGTACTAACAGATGAATTGCTATTTAATATATTAGCTGAGACAGAAACACATTTTATGCATATGAATGTACATGATTTTGATATTTTTAAAAAAGAAAGTTTTCAAAAGTTTTTAAATAATGATTATATAAATGCTTATAGAGAGTTCACTCCTTTAATTACGGGTAATTTATCTGATCATGCGGTTTTACCAATGACAGAAGATGATATTTATATTTTCCACGGTCAGAAATCTCCAGATACACTTAAACAGATGTTTAGTGTCTACAAAGACAATATTAATAAATTACCAAACAATTTTTTTTATGTTCCACATAGTACTAACATTGTTGATCTAAAATATGATAATAGTTTATTAAATTTTACATATAAAGAAATATTTGAAAATAAAGAGTATGAAAGAGAATATTGTCATATAGAACCTGGAGATGTAGTAGTTGACTGTGGAGCTAATATTGGTATTTTTACTAGATATGCCTATGAGATGGGGGCTTCTAAAGTAATATCATTTGAACCAGAACCCAGTAATTATAGATGTTTGATCAAAAACATATCAAATAAACCAGATAATTTATACAATAAAGCAGTATCTAATAAGATTGGAAGTACTACATTATATTTAGATAAAAATGCTGGAGGACATAGTATAATAAAAGAAGACATAAATAATACAAAGTCCGGTGCTTATATAAACACACCATGCGTTTCTTTAGACCATTTATTTGATACCAAAATGGTAACTGAAATAAATTTTTTAAAGGTTGATGTAGAAGGAGCTGAACTAGAAGTGTTTGAAGGTATCTCTGACTTAAATTTATCCAGAGTAAATAAAATAGTTATAGAATATCACCACGCTAAGCTTGATTTTAATGAAAAAACTAGAGTTGACTTTTTAAATAGATTTCAAAAATTGGGATTTAAATATTTCATTTTACCTTTAGGCAATAACAAACATCTACAAATGATTTACATATGGAAAGACAAAAAAAGTGAAAAACCAATTACTTCTATTAATTACACTATTAATCATAATTTTGTTAATGGACCATTTTGTGAGATAAAAAGTGCAGATGAGTCATTAGAATTTAATATAGATTTTATTGATAAAACTAGTAATAGAATTGTATATAATAACCCTAATTTAAAAGTAAATAACTGGGCAAAAGCATCTAGAAAATGGTTCACAGATTGGAAAATTAAAATAACAAACAAAAAAGATAACCTAATACATGAAATAGATTTTAACCCAAAAGGTAAAAAAGTATACATCGCAATTGATAGTAAGTCATTAGGAGATACTATAGCATGGTTTCCATACACCGAGGAATTTAGAAAAAAATGGAATTGCAAAATGGTAGTTTCAACGTTTTGGAATGAATTATTTAAAGATAAGTATACAGAGATTGAATTTATAAAACCAGGTACAGTAGTTAGTAACTTATATGCTATGTATACAATTGGTTGGTATAGTATGAATGATTTAAACAATCCTCAATATTATCTAAACCTACCATTACAACAGACAGCTACTGATATTTTAGGACTAAGATATGAAGAAATTAAGCCTAAAATATATACTCCTGTTGAACAAAAACCAAATGAAGAAAAATACGTATGTATTGCAATTCATTCAACATGTCAGGCTAAATATTGGAATAGACCAAAAGGATGGCAAGATATTGTTGATTGGTTAAATTCATTAGGATACAAGGTCCATTTAATAAGTAAAGAAGAAGGAACTTATATGGATAATAAACCACCAAATAATATCATTGACAAAACTGGTAACATACCTATATTAGATAGAATACAAGATTTAATGGGGGCTTCGTTTTTTATTGGTATAGCCTCTGGCTTATCTTGGTTAGCGTGGGCAGTCGGAACTCCAGTTGTTCTAATTTCTGGGTTTAGTTCAAAAATAGTAGAATTCAATGCAGATGTAAGAATAGAGGCAAACAGTAGTTGTAGAAATTGTTTTAACAGACATAGGCTTGATCCATCAGATTGGATGTGGTGTCCAGATAATCATGATTTTGAGTGTACAAAATCAATCACATCAGACAATGTAATAGAGGCTATAGTAAACAAAGGATTGATACATGACAACACTAGACTTACATAACACAACCCATAGTACAGTTAGATCTAAAACAATAAGATTTATTGAAAGCTACTGGGACAAACAAATTGACTTAAAAATTATTACAGGACGTAGTGTAACAATGCAAAAAACTGTAAAGGAGGTATTAGATGAATATAAACTAGAATACAGAGTAGGTGACATTTTAGAAATAAACAATGGTTACATTATTATATTTATGGGTAAATAGTATTTAATATGTACAAATTATATATATATATATTGATATAATAAAAATAAATTGTTAAAATAAAGGAGCACCAAACTTATGGATAAAAAGATAGTAATTGATACAAATCTATTTCTAGATGATTCTAATATTATATTTAAGCTTTCAAAAGAATATGATAAAATAGTTATCCCTATTACAGTATTAAAAGAATTAGATGAATGTAAATACAAACAAAACTTATCTTATAGTGCTAGAAATGCAATTTACTCTATTTTACAATTTAAAAAGGAATATCCTGATAAAATAATTTTCACAATTACACATGGATCATTAGAATCAAACGATATAGATATATTAAATGCAACCAAAGCAGAAAATGCTGAACTTGCTACTAAAGATATATCAATGTCTATTATGGCTAATTCACTTGGTTTGAATACAAAATTACATGATATAGTTATGAATGGTTTGTTTAATCCATATATATATATAAAAGTAGATGATTTATATGAGTTTACCTTTCTTCAAAAGTATGAAGAAGAAAATTATAACAAAATACTTGATTTATTTGGTAATTCTATAAATCCAAATGCATGGATTTTTATATTTATACTTAATGAAGATAGTGTGCAATATATTTATGCAAATAATCCGTTAACTAGTGTATTAGAAAGAATAGATAATAATCCTAAATACAGGAAGCTTAAATTAGAAAACAATACAACAATTAAAGCATTAGATGAGTACCAAATATGTTCATTTTATGCACTACATGAAGCCCCAAATGTATTACTTACTGGTAAATGGGGTTCTGGAAAAACACTGCTAGGAACTGCATATGCTATATCACACAGCAGTAGAAAAGTATTTATAACTAGACCACCGATAGGTATAAACCACAAATATGATATAGGTTTTATGCCTGGAGATCTTCACGAAAAGATGCTTGGTTGGTTTGCAGGGTTTATGAGTGCTTTATACTATCTATATGCCAACACAAGGGGACAAAATAAAGGAGGAATAAGTTATGATTATGTAAAAGATCAATTATTTAAAGACAAATTTGAAGCTTTACCTATAAATGCTTTACAAGGAATGTCCCTACTAGAAGGTGATACTTTTATAATTGATGAAATACAACTAGTTGACGTAAATTATCTAAGTATGATACTATCTAGATCAAACAATAATAGTAAAATAATACTTTTAGGAGACTTATCACAGACTTATAATGTAGTTAGACCATCAGAATCAGGGTTATTAAAATTACTCAGAACATTACCACATAAATCTTTAGCCTACGTACCATTGCAGAAGTCTTATCGAAGTGATTTACTAGAAATAGCAGATAAACTTCAAGATAAAACTTTAGGATAATTAATTATAATATAATGATTTAATTAACTAACCTCTATTTTAGTAGGCGCATAAAAAAATAATGAGGCTTCCCAATAGCCTTTTAATATATATATGTATAAATTAAAAAATTATTGGAGGTGAGGTATGGACATAGAAAGTAACGCTTGGTGGTTAAATAAAAAAGAAGAGTTGTTAGAAAACATTAAACGTACTAAAGAAATAGGAAATACTGACCGAGAAGTACTAGATATTATGGAAGATATTGTAAAAAATGCAAAAGTTAGTAAAAGTATATCTGATTTTTACGAAAATTTAATAGAAGATATAGAATAAATATTGGTTGTTTTTATTTATAATATCATACATTTAAAGTAATCTATCAAAATTGTTATATATATAAACAATATAACAGCTATTTAATGGAGGTGTAGTATAGTGTCTAACAGAGAACCATGGAAACCAAGAGAGGAAAAAATATTATTAAATAACTATAATACAAAAACTATAAAAGAATTGTTAGCATTACTACCAAAAAGAAATGCAGACAGTATAAACGCAAAAATAAAAAGAATGAAAGCATCAGGAAAAATAATAGAGGGAAAAACTAATGAAACTAAACAAAGGTCATATCAACAACGTAGTTAGTATTCTAAAATGAATACAGGAGGCGCAGTATGAATAATGTGCTAGAAGGTAGTTTATGTGCAAATTGTAAACATAGAATGTCTAGATTATTAAAGCCATTTGATATAAATGAGTTTGTAATTGACATAGAAGAACTAAATTATGAAGAAGAAGAAATAGATGATATTGTAATTGAACAACACATATGTACTGTTGCTGGAATTGATATAGATGGCATTGTATTAGAATGTAATAGGTTTGAAAAGGACAATCACAATGCTTTATTAAAAAACGATGTTTTTAAGCAGTAATAGTTAGAATATACATAAAATAATTACCGTATTAAGTAAGTTATAAAATTAAGGTTACCTAATTATGATACAAAAAAGCATAGATGTTAATAAATTAAATGAATTATTAATTAATATAAACAATAAAACAGTTTTACCCTATTGGACAACTACTAAAATAAACTTTACCAAAAGATTAAAAGAGTTGCCTACTCCTTACCATAGAGATATATGGAATTATCTACAAGCATATATAATTAGAGGCGAAATTAACAAACTTACGTGGAAAGCATGTTATAAATTGTATGAAACAAGTGGTTTATTAGCCACAAGTACAAAATATAATACAATAGCGCAAGATCTAGGCATAAGTGATAAGAAAGTAAGACTTATAATTAATGAGTTAGATGGTGCAGGTCATGTAGTTAAAGTTCCTAGTAAAGATAGCAACACAAGTAAAAACAACCCTAATATTTATATAATAGGTATTTCAAGTACAGATAATAATAATGAAGTATATTTTGTAGATAAGAATAAACCGATGACTAGTACTCACAAAGACGAGTTAATATCCATCTACAAAGAACAAATTAAAATTACGTCTGAAGTAGAAAATGTAATGAGTAGGATAAAGAAAATAGAGCACTGTTTATTTTGAGCCATCGGTATGACGTACCGACGGTTCCATCGGTATGACGTACCGATATATAATAATATAATAACTTAGAATAATATAAAACAAATAGCAGCTGCGCTGCTTGAAAGTCTAGAAATTTAAAAAGATTCTTTGCAAAAGGAAATTTAGTTAGAGGGGTAGTTAGATGTTATCGTTGTCAGAAAGATATGTAGCAGATCAATCACTAGTTGTTTACAACCAAATACTTTTCACAAGATTTTATAACTTAATCTGGAAAGGTCATCCGATAATGGCTGCTTGGGATGTAAAAAATAAACTATTAGTTTCTGTTATGTTCAGTGATCTGAACAATGACGAAATGCTTGAATTGGAAGACATAATCAGTCAAAATGAGTCTACTGAAACAGAACAACTTAAAACAAGTAGTGATAAACGAGTCGAAAAAATTCGTAAAGAAAACATGAGAAAGAAACTTATTTTGGATGAAAAACTAAGAAAAGATCAACAAAAATGATGGAAGATGTTGACAACTATTTAAAGTATGATTATATTGTTGTAACTGTTTAATATATAAAAAGGAGAGGATTAAATGAGTATACCGTATGTTATAGAAAATACAAGGAAAGGCGAAGTATCTTATGATCTTTATAGTAGACTTTTAAAAGACAGAATAATATTTGTAACTGGACAATTTCAGGAACAGATGGCTAATTCAATTGTAGCCCAATTATTATTCTTAGAAGCAAATGAGAAAGATAAAGATATCTATATGTATATTAATTCAAGTGGTGGTGATATTACAGCCATGTATGCTATTTATGATACTATGACTTGTATAAAACCAGATATTGTTACAATTGGTTTTGGTACTGTTATGTCAGCTGGAAGTTTTATTTTAGCTGCTGGAACAAAAGGTAAAAGATTTGCTTTACCTAATACGTCTATATTAATTCACGAACTATCTGGTGGCGCTGGTGGTAAATTTAATGATATATCTATAAGATATAAAAGTCTAGAACGTCTTTATAATAAAATGGCTGAGCAGTATTCAGATATGACTGGTCAAAAAGTAAGTAAGATAAAGAAAGATATGGAACGAGATTACTATATGACAGCAGATGAAGCTAAGGCTTATGGGTTAATAGATGATATTCAGAGCACAATGGAATAATTTTTATGCAGTACAATAAAGATATTAAACAAAAACCTTATTTACGTTTCGGTGGTCCTAGAGATCAGCAAAGAAGACAACAATTACAATCCTACAATAGTAATGTAGATTCTGAGTTGATAACTGAGTTGAGGCAGCAAATATTAGAACTCAAGAAAGAACTTTCAGTTCCTAAGGGTTATTATACTGGTGAACAAGTAGATGCTGAAATAAGAAAAGCAGTTGAAGTAGTATTGAAAGAAACAAGCACAGATGTAGATTCTAGTAAACTTGTTCAATTAGAAGATGAACTTAAAAAATTAAGAGATAGTAATATAGAAAAAGATATTCAAATAAATAATTTAAATATACAACTAATAAAAAAAGATGAAATTATAAATCATAAGGATGATATAATATCTAATAAAGATAAAACTATTCATACTTTAAGTTCTACTGAGCATATCGATTCTATGGAGTTAGTTGATTTAATTAATACTCAAAATAAGCAAATAAATCAATTAGCATCTGCGCTTGAATTAAAGGGCGTTGATTTAGATCCAAATAGACCAAAGATGCAGGAAGTGATTATAGATCCTACAGGAAAAAAAGATAAACTAGAATCACACATTGATGTTAAAGACATTACATCTAACAGTTCATCTGCCGTTGATGCAAAAGTTGATAAGTTAAAAAGTTTATTGGGTAGTTTACCGTCACATAAAAAATCTAGTGATGGTATAGTTACGTCCAATGATTTAAATAAAAACAAGGACTAGTGTAGGGGGTTGTTATTATGAGTAATAAAGGTTTAGATATAGGTACTAATATGTTGGTAGCCGCATCATTGGATGATAATAATAAACCAATGTTTAAAATGGAACGTGATGCATATTATAAAATAGTACCTAAATCAGAGGTTAATAAGAATAGTATAAGAATGTCTCTTGAAAAAAGAGGTTCCAATTTTATTATTGATGGTAATGACTTTATTGTTGTAGGTAATGACGCTTTAGAGATAGCAATAGAACGAAATGATATAGCTATGAGACCAATGCAGAAAGGTATTATATCACCTAAAGAAAAAGACGCTATGCCTATGCTTAAGTTAATGTTAGATACTTTGTTGGGTAAAGGTAATAATGGAGATAAGGTTATTTATTCTGTACCAGCTAAACCTATTGATGGTGTATTTGATATAGTGTACCATACTGAGATAATGGGAATGTTTCTTAGTGAGCTCGGTTACCAATCTTTTCCTATAAATGAAAGTTTTGCTATTGCTCTTAGTGAATTACTAGATGATGGATTAACTGGTATATGTTTGTCTTGGGGCGCTGGGTTAGTGAATGTATGCGTTTTACATCAGGGTGATCCTTTGGTTGAATTTAGTATTACTAGGTCTGGTGATTATATAGATTATTCGGTTGGTAATGCTTTAGATATTTCTCCAAGTTTGGTTCAGTTAGAGAAAGAGTCAGGAGTAGATTTATTCAGTTCTACTAATAATGAGATAATAGAAGCAGTTAGGGTTTATTACTTGTCTGTTATTAAGTATGTGTTGGAGAATATATCATATGAGTTATTACATAGAAAGAAAAGTTTACCTATTTTTAGAGAGTCTGTGCCTATTATAGTTTCTGGTGGTTTGACGCTTGCTAAAGGTTTTACAGCACAGATAAAACAAGTACTATCAGATGTAGAATTGCCTATGAAGATAAGTGATGTTATAAGGGCAGAAGACCCAATGCGTTGTGTAGCAAATGGTGCTTTATTGGCTGCACAGATATAGAGGTTTTATGATGATAAATTTAAATGATAAAATACCAGGAGCTCATAATTTCAAATATAATGAATTTATAAAATCTGATACAGCAACCAAATTAGATATTATTAATTTACCAAATGATGAGCAGTGGAGAAATATAGAATTATTAGCCGTCAATGTATTACAACCTGTTAGAAACATGTTTGGTAGTATCAAAATAACAAGTGGTTTTAGAAGTAGGGAGTTAAATATTGCTGTTGGTGGTAATAGATACAGTAATCATTGTTTAGGTGAAGCTGCTGATATAAAACCAGTGAATAATAATATTAAATTACTAGATATTATAACATTTATTGATGATAAGTTGTGTTATAGAAACATGATAGCTGAGTATTTGTTAGAAGGTGGTTGGATTCATGTGGATTATAGACAAGGAGCTAACATAAAAATGCTAAAAGTTAAAGATTATTATCATAATTATGATATAGTTACCGTCAAAGATTTGAGACAGTTGTATGGCTAAAAAATTGACTTATGATTTTGTTGTATCTCAGTTTGCTAAAGAAGGTTATACTGTTCTAAGTAAAGAATATATTAATTCTAGAAGTTCTTTAGTGTATAAATGTCCGAATGGTCACGTATATTCAGTTTCTTGGAATAAGTGGCAGTATGGTAGAAGATGTCCTTATTGTACATTTGGTGGTAGGGTTAGAATTAAAGATATTAATAATATTAGAAAAGAGTTTGAAAAAGAGGGTTATATTCTTTTAACAAATATTTACATCGACTGTAATCAAAAACTTGAATATATATGTCCAAATGGGCATAAATATGCTACGTCATGGAATGATTGGAGTTCTAAAGGAAATAGATGTGCTCTATGTTCTAAAAATGCAAAGCTTACTCTAGAATTTATAAAAAATGAATTTGCGAAAGATGGTTTTACCTTATTGAATAAAGAATACATTAATGCAAAACAACCACTTAGGTACTTATGTCCAGTAGGTCACGTTGGTGAGATATTATGGTTAAATTGGTATAAAGGTAATAGATGTTTACAGTGTTCAGGAAAACAAACACAAACTATTGAGATAATCCGTGATAGTTTTAATAAAGAAGGTTATCAACTTTTGACAAATGTTTATGTAAATGGTAAGCAAAAATTATATTTTATATGTCCTAATAAACATAAGCATTATATTTCATGGAATAATTGGCAACAAGGGCAGAGGTGTGGTAAGTGCTACAGTAGGGTTTCTAAATGGGAAAATGAAGTGAAAACTTTTATAAATAAATTAGGTTTTGTTTGTAAACCTAATGATAGGACTAAGTTAATTAATCCAAATACTAATATGCCGTTGGAGTTAGATATTTGGATACCGGACTTAAAAAAGGCTATAGAGTGTAACGGTGTTTATTGGCATGAAGTTAGGAAAAACGAATGTGACTTGATAAAATTGGATTTATGTAAAAGGAAAGGGATAGATTTGTTAGTGTTAACAGATCTAGAGTGGAATAGAAGTAAACATGCTACAAAGAATAAAATAAAGAAGTTTTTATCAAGCACAAATAATAATTAAAGGAGATTTATAGAATGGGTACTTATGAAGGCGAAGTAAAATGGTTTAATAACGAAAGGGGTTATGGATTCATAATTGATCCAACAAATGAAGGTGTTGAATATTTTGTGCATTTTTCATCTATTAGTATGGATGGGTATAAGACACTAAAAGCTGGCCAAAAGGTAACTTTTGAACTAAAGAATACTGATAAGGGTGTTCAAGCCGTTAATATTAATATGATTTAAAAAGTAGTTGTTATTTTTTATCTCTAACTGACTTAAAACTAAATATAGGCGCTTAGTCAGTGCGCCATAATATAATAGAGAGGAGTTTGAAAATTATGTATAATAATAATTTTGTAGCAGTAATAAAGTCTAATGGAAGAGTGCTCAGTGATACTAATGGTCGGGTTAAATTGCCATTTGGTTCACAGTATTCTATTTTATTAAAGAACTTAGATTCTAGGAAAGCATTAGTTAAGATAAGTATTGATGGTGATGATGTTTGTGATGGTAATAGAATTATAGTATCAGCAGATAGTTTTATTGAAATAAAAGGTAAGATAGAAGGTAATAAAGTTAGACATAAATTTAAATTTATTGAACGTACTGAAGACATATCTAATTATAGAGGGAATAATATAGAAGATGGTTTAATAAGAATAGAGTATTGGTTTGAGGAAAAAGCAATAGAGCAAGTATATTCTAATTATTGCTGGTCTTATAAAACAAATTATAAACCATTATATAGTTCTTGTTCAACTATTGATAGTACCTCATCTGTTAATAGTGTTGGTATTACTGTTCAAGGTGGACACACTAAACAGGACTTTGTGAGTGCTAGTACTAATGCATTAGAAGATACCTATAGTGTTATAGTGATTTGTCTTATTGGTGAGGAGAATGGAAGTAAAATAGACAAAGCTGTATCGGTTAAAACCAAACTTAAATGTCCTATTTGTGGTAGAAAGTCTAAATATAATGCAAAATGGTGTTACAATTGCGGTACTAATCTAGAGTAACTAGCATAGTTACATTTGATTATACATGGAGAATAAAATGTATGACATAGAGAAGATGTGGGTAAAGTTTGATGAGTTTGGTGTTAAATGTTGGTGTCCTGATAATGGAAAAAAATGTCCACCTGAAGCTAATCCTGAATGCAAATTATATTTAGTTAAGTTTATTGAGATTGTTAATGAGTCAGATTACGACAATGAATATAGTCGTATTAATTACAACATATCTAGATTAGAAAAAGATTTAATACGTAAATTAAAACAAGAGTCTAATAAATTTAAGAAAGAACTAGATAAAAGTATTAATAAATTTAAAATTAAATGATTAAAACATATTATTACTTTATATAAAAAGATAAAGTTATATATATATATTAATTATGGTGTAATTAAGATAAAGGATAATAATGATGTACTTTGAAAAACTTGGATATAAAATTAGAAACTTGTTGTTGGGTATTAGGTATTGGTTTATATTAAAATTAGTTAGAAAAATGCCAGTAATTATTAATTGTACAATATATGATGATGTTATGGAATACAATTTTGGTAAAACTAGGACATATAAACCATGTATTTGTTTTAATAACCACGTTAAAAGATTAGATTCTGTTTTGCGAAAAGTGGTTGATGAAGAAATAAGTTTACGTTTATCAACTAAGGAATTATTAAAAGGGGATGGTGTAAAGGTGTCACGAAACATTAATAATACTTTTGTATTACATATTTAAGTAGAGGTGATTTATGTTATTAGAACAATTTAAGGATCAGGATCCAGGGCATACAGATGATGAAGGTGTTAAGTTTGATAAAAATAAAGTAAGATATGATTTAATTCCTGGTGATGCACTGCATGAACTGGCTAGGGTATATACGTATGGTAGTATTAAATATGATGATAATAATTGGCGAAAAGGTATTAAATGGTGTCGTATTTTTGGTGCTTTAATGAGACATGCTTGGTCTTTCTGGCGTGGGGAAGATTTAGATCAAGAAAGTGGCTTACCTCATTTAGCACATGCTTGTTGGGCATGTATGACATTGTTGAATTATATGTCAACTAAACCTGAATTAGATGATAGGGTTAAAGATTTATAGTGTTTTAAATAATAAATTATTGGAGGATGTTAAAATGGCTAAAGCTAAAGATTTTACAGTTAAGGTATTAAACGAAGAGGTTATGTATACTTCGATATCTAAAGCCAAAGATGAGTATAATTTGGCACGAATAGCTGCCAAAAAAGGCGATAAAGAGTATTTATCCATTACTTATGAGTGGGAGGGTGACGGTGTCCCGTCTTTTGCTTTAGATCTTATGGATTTTATGCAAGCAAATAAAATAAAGGCAGGGAAGATAACAGAAGGCATGGAAGAAGATTATGGTTCTTATGTAAAGACTAAGAACGAGGCGTAGAAAACAAATAAAAAAAATCTATCAGGAGGTGTACTTAAATGACAGTATCTATTAATGAGTATAGAGAGCCTAAATGGGTATCTCTTAATGATGCAGATCAAGCTACACTTAGTAGGGATAATAATGAAAGATTTTATAAGTTTGATACAGATCCTCGTAGATGGAGAGATGGTTTCAAGCAGTCCGGATATAATGTTAATCACAATTCTATTAGGGTGGAGCGAGTTAATATTAATAGGGACGATGTTACGTTAAAGGGGTATTAGATATAAGGAGATATTTATAATGGTTTTGGTACAAGAAAAAGAACAAGTTTTTAAAGATGAATTGGAGTTGATATTTGATAAAAAAGTTAGAGAATTTACTAGGTTATGTATAGTATCTGCGCCAGATTATTTTTTTACAGATTGTCCAGCTAGTTCTACTGGAAAATATCATCCATTGAATGAATTAGGTCCTGATGGGACTATTATACACACTAAAAAGGTATTTACGGTTGCTTATGAATTATGTAGAGGCATGGATTGTGAAGACAATAGAGATGTAATATTAGCGGCCTGTTTAGTGCATGATTTGATTAAGCAGGGTTGGACTTGTACTGGGCATACTCACAAGATGCACCCTGCTTTTGGGGCTCAGCTTATAGAAAATGTACAAAGAGATACTCAGATCTTAGATGAAGATAGATTTATGATGATGCGTAATTGTGTTGGATATCATTATGGTTTATGGTCTCATGGAGATTGGAAAAAACCACTTAGTGAGTATACTAGAGAAGAGTTGTGTGTGTATTTGTCTGACTATATTGCTAGTAAACGGTGTATAGAAGTGTCATATAAGAGATAATATATATGTTACATGTAATTGAGGTTAGTGATAGTGATGGATTTATGTTATTTAGAATCAAAGGCTGCTTCGTGTGAATGCTGTGAGTTGTGTAAAGGACGTATAAAACCAGTATTTGCTAGAGGTAATCCTAAAAGTGGTATAGTTGTATGTGGTATGTGTCCAGGGTTTGATGAAAACACAAAAGGTGTGCCTTTTGTAGGTGCTGCTGGTAAAATGCTTGATGTCATACTAGGTAGTGTGTTTAAAAGTGATGGTTGTTTAGATGATCTTGTGTATATAACTAATTTGGTTAAGTGTTTTGTGCAACCAGGTAAAAAACTAGAGACTAAGTGGATGGATGCGTGTTTATCATATTTTACAGTACAACTGTCATTATTAAAGCCTAAAGTAATAATAGGCCTTGGTAAAGATGTGTGTAGTTACTTACTAGATATTAACGAGAGCATTAGTAATATGAGAGGTAATATTTTTAATTATATGGGTATTAAGTTTATATGTACCTATCACCCATCATATTTAATTAGAGGTGGTGGTGTAAAACACAGAGATTTTAATAAAGTAGTAGATGATTTTAAAACGGCAGTTGGGTTAATGTAGGGGGTAATGTATGAGTGATGAATTTGTTATTACTGAAGACTTGGGTACTGGTGAATTATCACCTGGTTCAACACCTAGACGATGGGAACCCGAAGAAGGAACTAAAAAACTCAATGAAAGAATTCATAGAGAAAGTAAACGTATAGATACATATAGTAATTTGGAATTTAGTTTTTCAAAACCAAAACGACAAGCTAGAAAATGTTGGAAACGTTGTTCTAATTGCGGTAAGGCTAGTTATGTTTCTATAAATACTGTTGGTATGATATGTTCTAGTTGTCATAAATATGTCTCAGTAAGGGAGGTATAACATGGGACATGAGACTAGTAATAGAAAAAGAGGGCGTCCTATAGGTTTTAGATTAAGTGAAATCAGTAAACGTCAAATAAGCATTTCTAAAACAGGTCAGAAACATAAACAAGAGACTAAGAATAAAATATCAAAATCATTGTTGGTATATTTTAAGCGTAAAAATCCTTTATCTGAAGAAATTATAAATAGTTATTGTAGAACAAGTGATGACGAGGTGTGTGGTTGGGCATACAGTGTGCAAGAGAATCTTGATAATCTAGATGATGTAAAAACAGAAAGAACATTATATAATGATAGTAAAATGGAGTTGGCTTTTGGAGATAATATAGAGTGTTTTGGTCATGAATTAACACCAGAATTATTGTTAATGCTTAGTGAATACTGTATAAATAATAAGTTAGACATAAGTGGATTTTCTTATGATTAAGGAGGTATTATAAACATGGCTCAGTCCAGAGGAAGACCTAAAAACCCACCTAGGCCAAAAGAAATGTTAAAAGAAGTATTACCTGTGGCAGATTTATTTGATGATGATGAACTACGTATTTATAACTCATTAGTTGATATTTATTTAAAGGATTTTGAAGACGAAGACTTATCTTCAGGAGATATGGATGATATACTTGGGTTAGCAATGAATAGGGTATTTGAAATACGTTTACTAAGGACTAGTAAAGGTAATCCAGATAAGCAGTTAGACATTTCTAATGCAATAGAAAAACTACGTAAACAAGATGATAATTTAAAAAGTAACTTATCTACTAGGCGTAGAGACAGAATAAATCCTAATGAATTTAAAGGGTTTTCAATAGTTGACTTAGCAGTAGCTTTTGATGAAGATAAAAAAATGGTATTGAAAGAAAAAATCAGACGTCTTAAACAAGAAGAAGAGCAGATGTTGGAGAAAAGAAGTAATTACAGTGGTAATAGATATGATGTAGATACCGTTGAAAAAAATGCAAATATCAATGAGGAAGAATAAATAATTGGCAAAAAAACCTAGCTACGAAGATTTGATGACTCAAGGTAAGCAGTTGATTCATTTTTATAGGAATAATCCAGTTATAGCTGCCTATGATTTATTGAATATAGATTTAGCTCCTATACAAAGGCTTATATTTGAAGATATGTGGTTTAAAGATTATGTTATTGTTGTAACTGGTAGAGGTGTAGGTAAGACTTTTTTATTAGGTGCTTTATCTAGTTTGAGTTGTTTATTGTATCCTGGATATAGAGTAGGTTTAATAGGTCCTGTTTTTAGACAGTCTAAAATGATATTTTCAGAGATTGAAAAATTATGGAATAAATCTCCTATATTACGTGAAGCAACAGAAAAAAGGCCAACACGTGGTGCTGATACTTGTTACCTTAAATTTAAATCTGTAGGTGGCGTGACTAATTCTTATATTGAAGCATTACCGTTAGGTGATGGTAGTAAGATAAGAGGGTCACGTTTTTATTTAATACTTATAGATGAACTAGCACAAGTTCCAGATAAAATTCTTGATTTAGTTGTTAGGCCTATGGGTGCTACTACTCTTGAGCCTATGGAAAATGTTAGAAAACTAGAACAACAAAGACTTTTGATAGAACAAGGTTTAGCTACTGAAGATGATTTTGAAGATGGGACAGTGAATAAAATGATTATGACTTCGTCTGGGTATTACAAATTTAACCACATGTGGAGAAGGATGCGTGATTACTGGCTGCAGATGGATATGCATGGTAAAGATTCTAGATATTCTGTTTGGCAAGTTCCGTTTTGGGATTTACCTGATGGTTTTTTAGATAAGAAAAATATAGAAGAAGCAAAGCGTATTATGTCTAATCATGAGTATAGAATGGAATACGAAGCCGCTATGATCTCTGATTCTGAAGGATTTTTTAAAGCTTCTTTGTTAGAAGTGTGTACACAGAATAGTGGGTTTTCGTTGGAGTTACGAGGAGATCCAGTAGGTACTTATATATTGGGGGTAGATCCCAACCAGGCTGGTGATGCTAGTTGTGGTGTTGTGTTGATAAAATGTGGTGCAATTAATAGTGTGGTTAATGTACTGGAATTAAAGAAACAGACAACACAAGAATTGACTACTGCTATACAAGATTTATGTTCTAAGTATAATATAATAAGAATTTTTATGGATAAAGGTGGTGGTGGTAAGGCTATCATGGATTTATTGGAAGAAGGCTATGCAGGTAAAGAGCCAATCATTGATAGAACTAATGATGACCATAAACATATGCAAGGACGTCATATTTTAGAGATGGTTAATTTTAATCCTGCATGGATAGCAGATGCTAACTTTACAACTTTGTCGCTGTTAGAAGATAAACGGTTAAAGTTCCCAGAACCTCCTACGTCTACATTGGACATAGAAGCTGCTGTATATGAAAGGATAAAAACACTTAAGTCACAGATGTTAAATATAATAGTTACACAGACTAGTAGTGGTTTATTGCATTTTGATACGCCCAAAAAAGGGCAAAAGAAAGATTTATATTCTGCTTTGATTTTAGCATCTTATGGTGTTAGGTCGGTAGAGAAAGAGTCGGAGGATTCTGGAGAACCAGTATTGCATAACTCTGGTGGTATGATAAGAGAGAGAACTCCTGGAGCTTCTTGGAGGCATTCTTCAGAGAGTGCATTAAGAGCAAGCAGTGTTGTGATAGGTCACGCTGTGTTAAATAAACACAATAAATAAAGTAACCTCTTTATTTATAGAATGTTTTATTATTTTTTGTTGTGGAGGATTGAAATAATGATAAAGCCTGATAAAGAAATTAGTGCTTTTGGTAAAACATTTTGGGATTTATTTATAATGAAGATTTTTAGGAACATAGCGTCGGTCAAATATCAATGGCTACTACTGCTTTACATTCCTACAATTTGGGGTATGTTTAATCTGAACGATAAAACAGGGGAACCATGGGTGCCTGCTGCATTAGGATTAGGGTTTCTTGGTGGTGGATTTGTAACTTTGGCTACCAGTAGGATTATAACCAGAACCAGTTTAACTGAATCAAAGGACGGTTCTGAGTTAGACACAGATAGATAATACTAATGAGAAAATTGACAATAGAAGCAATTAAAAGTAAGTTTGAAGAAGAGGGTTATAAACTCTTAACTACTAAGTACATAAATAACAGACAGAAGTTAGAATATATTTGTCCTAACAATCATAAGCATTCTATTAGTTGGGGTGATTGGGTGTCTGGGTGTAGGTGTTTTTATTGTGGCATAAGTACAAGTAGTAATAAAAGAAAATTAAGTTTTGAGTTTGTAAAATCTTCTTTTGAGAAAGAAGGTTATACACTTTTAACTGCTAATTATACAGGTAATACGCAAAAACTTGAATGTGTTTGTCCTAATAATCACAGATTTAGTATTACTTGGTTTAGTTGGAATCAAGGTACTAGATGTTCGCAATGTTCTGGTAATGTTAAGAAGACTATAAGTTTTATTAGAAGTGAGTTTGAAAAAGAAGGTTATACACTTTTATCTAATAAATATATTAATAATCATACAAAGTTGGATTACATTTGTAATAATGGTCATAGGCATAATATTAAGTGGTCTCATTTTAGAGATGGTCATAGGTGTCCATACTGTTGTAATCATTCTTCCATAGGATTAGATTTTGATTATATTTTAGATTCTTTTGTGCAGGAGAATTATACATTAATTTCAAATAGTTGTAAAAATGCTAAAACATCTTTACTAGTTAGATGTCCAAAAGGTCATTTATTTAAAATTCTGTGGAATAATTGGCAACAAGGTCAGAGATGTCCCAGGTGTTCTAATAAAGTATCTAGATGGGAAGGTAAAATTAAAAAATTTATCACTACTTTAGGTATTAGTTATATATCTAATGATCGAACTGTGTTGGTAAATCCAAACACTGGTTATCCATTAGAATTAGATATTTGGTTGCCTAGTTTGAATAAAGCTATAGAATGTAATGGTGTGTATTGGCATTCTAATAAGCAGCGTAAACAATGTGATGAGATAAAATTAAAACTCTGTAGTAGGTGTGGTATTGGTTTATTAGTAATTACTGATAAAGAATGGAATAAAGATATGCATAATTGTAGAAATAAAATAAAAAAATTTTTAATTGGAGATTTTTAATTGATTGAGTTTAAAACAAATATGTTTGATATAGCTAAATTTATAGGCGTTGGTTTATTGATAGCATTCTTATGGTTTAACTATGGTAAATTTACTAGTTGGGTTAATAGACCTGATGTATCAGACATGTTTACACCTAGAATAGAAGCTTTGGAGTCAGGGTTAGTTAAATATGCTGCTATGGCTAATACTGAAAGATTAGAACAAATGATTAATGATTTAAAGGAACAAAACAGCAATGCATTGGTTGTTTTAAAGGAAGAAGGTAAAAAAGTAGATGAGCTTACGTTGGTTGTAACCAATATGAAGTCAGAGTCTGGTATACAAAGCGGTGATGTGTATAAAGATGAAGATAAAGTAGACGAACCGTCAACTAAAGATTTTGCTGATACAGTTATTTATAGATCAGATGATAATGGTGAGGAGTTGCCTATGGCTAGAGTATTTTTTCATCCTTATATAGAGGATGAACCATGGACTGTACAAAACTTTCCATTACAGTTACATACTGATGTATTACAAGTTGAGAATGAATCTGGTATTTATGAAAATATTGTAGAAACTTATTTTACTAATGATTTTGTAGAAAGTTCTAAAGATAAAAAGTACTATTTTAATAGTGATGTGCGGTGGGCAAAAAGAGTAAAAAGTGAAAAGAGTTTTAGATTTAATTTAAGGCTTGGATTTGGAGCTGCAGTATCTACTGATGAGTTCTTTTCTGGATTAGACATTAGTATTGCTAGTTATGGTCGTACTAAAAGAGATATAGATTGGAGATTTTTTACATCAGGTGTTGGTGGTAATTCGGATAATGTTTTTGGGTATTTTAAACCATTTGAATATAATATTGGTAACTTCATACCACTAATAGAAAACTTGTTTATAGGTCCGTTTATAAGCACTGGTTCTAATGGAAGAGAATTTGGTGGAGGACTTTCTGTATTATTTTAATGTTTTAAATAAGTTATTTATTTTGAATTATCATTGATAAGGAGAATATACTATGTCTGATTGGAGAGATAATGATTATACTAAAAATAGAAATACAGGAGTAATCCCATATAATATAGAGGATAAAATAGGTAGGAAAGATCCTACTTATATTACTGCTGTTGATATTGAGCCTACGGTGTCTGGTACTACATTAAGAACTAATTATAGGTAATTAGGTGATCTATGATTTGTGAATTATGTAAAAGAATGATTATTCCAGAACATGAAAGTAAACATCATTTAATACCTAAATGTAGGGGTGGTTTACATGGTAGTTACGTGTATATACATGAAGTTTGTCATAAACAAATACACGCGTTATTTACAGAAAAACAACTAGAACTTGAATATAACACTATAGAAAAATTAAAATCTCATAAAGATGTGCAAAGATTTATAAAATGGATATCTAAAAAACCGCTAAATTTTAATATTAAGCTTAGAGTTCGTAAAAGAAATAGATAATGGAGATTCAATATGGAAATAGAAAGACTACAAAAAATAACCGCTGATTTAAAAGATAGATACCCAGAAGTAGGGATAGACTCTATAGAGGTTGATGAGTCTACTGGTAAATCTACGTTTTATTTAAACCCTACTAAAAAAACATTGGCTTTTTTAGATAAACCCGGTAGTGGTGTTATACCAAGGCAATTTAGAGAGAAAGCGTCTGTTATTACTAGAGATGCTATGCATAGGTCTAATTTAGATCTAGCTCTTCCTGATCATTACGCCTCTGATCCCATAGATTCATATCGTAGAGCAACTGAGTACTATTATACCGATCCTTTGGTTGGAACTGCTACTAATTTATTAGCATCACTTGCTAGTAGAGGGTTTGAAAATGACTTAGATGATGATAAAATAAAGCAGTTTTATGATGTATGGGCATTTGATGTAAAACTAGAAGAGGTGATTGATTGGATATTTTTAGATTTTTTTAAAACTGGACATGTTACTACTTATAAAGTTTTAGCTAAGTATGAACCTAGAATTTCTTACATATCTCCTGTACCTGGTCAAAAGTTAACTAGTAATGGAAACAAAACTAGTGGTAGCAATAAGTCATTATTAAAAATAATAAAGATGATGGAAGAAGAACGAAATGATTTTTATAAAAAATCTGTTGCAAAATTAAAAGAATCTGGGCAGAGAATCACAAAAAAACGTTTAGAAGAAATAGAAGATGCAGCAAAAAAAAATATATGGAGTAAAGGCCATTTACCAGTAGCATATACTATATTAAATCCGTTATTAGTCAACATAGAAGGTAATCTATTGTTTGATAAGTATTCGGTTAAACTTACCCCGCCTGCTGAGTTGAATGAGATGCTAAAAAAAGACAAGTCAAAATTGACTGAAGATGAAAAAGAACTAATAAAAGCATTACCTAGTGATTTAAAAGCTGCTGCAGAGAAAGGTGGTGAGTTTCAATTAGATCCTAGATTAGTTGGCACTGTTACTTACAGGAAACAACCTTATGAAAGATATGCTAGGCCTAGATCAGCTAGAGTTTTTGACTCAATAGAATATAAAAAAACACTTAGAAATGCGGATTTAAGCACGTTGGATGGTATTACTAATTTTATTTTAAAAGTGACCATTGGTAATGATGAATACCCAGTAGTATCTCAAGCGGAGTTAGAAGCAGTAGCACAATTATTTAATACTCCATCTAAAAGTTTTGATGTAGTTTGGAATCACACACTTAAAATAGAAAAGATAGTTTCACCAGAGATTGCATCTATTTTGGGACAAGGTAAATACGAACAAGTTAATGAAGATATGACAGGTGGCTTGGGTATTCCTAGGGCTATTATTGATGGTACTGGTGAAGTTAATGCTGCAGAGATTGGACTGATGATAAAAGGACTAATGGAAGAAATAAATTATGCAAGAAAACAAGTAACTAGATGGATTTATAGGGAATATCAACAAATTGCAGAGGCTATGGGGTTTGATAGGTTTCCAAAAGTTAGGTGGGATGAAGGAGTGCTGAAGGATACGATAATGTATATGAATACATTAGCGCAGTTAGTAGATAGAAGGATGTTAAGTTATAGAACTGCTTTAGAAGCACTTGGTTTTGATTATCCTCAAGAACTTAGAAATATGGAAACAGAGCTTCCTTTAGTTGAATCTGGTATTTTTGGTATTATAGGTTCTCCTTGGCAGCAGTCTAAGATACAACCAAATCAAAACGCTCCTGTTGGAACACCATCTTCTGGTAGGCCTACAGCTACTCCTAGTAAAGAAAAACAACCAAATACAGATCCACAAAGTAAGTTAAAAACAACAGTAGATAGTAAGCCAACTAAACCTACAAGTACTAAACCACCACAACAAAGTATATCATCATTAACACTTTCTGATCTAGTTAAAGGAATGGATAAGGACGAATTTACTTTATTTAAAAATGAGTTAGATAAAATAAGATTAAACAATTAATATTATTATAATAAAATAATAAACTAACCTTATATTGTTATAAGGAGTATTCCTTTATATGTTATTAGTATTGAAGTTGTTTTATGTAGAAATAGCGTTTAGTTTAATAAATTAAAGTATTTTAAAGCAGTTTAATTATAGTTATCAAATGTTTTAGATGAGGCTTAAACTGCTAAGAAGATGGAGGTGCTGTAATGGACAAAACTAGATTTTATCTTGAAGCAGACATGGTTATTCACAAAGAGACTGATACTCTTAGGGAAGCCGCATCGTCAATAATCAAGCTTCCGGAGGAAAAAGATAAACAGCCAGATCTATTGTACTTTTCGGCTATATTTGTATCTTCTGGAGAAAATTTGAATCATGCTTATTTTTTACCCAATGAATTGGTACAAGCTGAAGGTACTATTGTTAATAAAGCCTTGGATGTAGAGCATAACGAGAATGAAATTATAGGTCATTTATATGACAGAGCCTTCATTGATAAAGATGGTAATAGGTTAGAGTTGGCTGATTTAAAAGAGAAAGCAACTACCATAGACACAGATGTTCACGTAGCTATAGCAGGGGTGATATACAAAAATAGATTTCCTAATTTAGCAAGTGAAGTATCTGAAAAGACATGGCGAGTTTCTATGGAATGCTATTACCAGGACTATGATATTAAGGTTGGTGACTTGATTATAGACAAACAGGAAGCAGAAGTTCTTGGTGTTGCTTGTAAGAAACAGAACATATTTGGAAAAACTGCTAAAGTAATTAAAGGTGGGGTGAAGGTAGCGGAAGGGGCTGTTACAAGGGTGTTAAGAGGTATAATTTTTAGTGGGTGTGGTATAGTTAAAAACCCCGCTAATCCACCATCTGTCATATTGGAAACGGCAAACAATAATAGTGGTAGTGTTATGAATCAAGATGAAATTATTGTGTTGGATTATGATAAATTGGAAAAGTCTAATGATGTTAATAATGTAACCATTATAAATATGGAAGATACATTGGATAAGGATACTTCTGAACTTGTTTATGACGATTCAGTAGGGATATGTGTGTATTTTCGTAAAAGGGTGTTAGACTCTGCGTGTGAAGGACCAAATACTAAAGTATTACACAATAATTGGTGTACACTATATGATACAGAGTGTTCATCTTTTTCTAGGGATACTACTGATCCTAACTGTTTACGTAATAAAGATGTAAAAAGTAGTGTTGGTTCTTATTTAGGTAAATTGATTTCTAAAAAAGAATACAAAGAAAAACAAAATTTATTGGTGGTAGATTTAGAATTAGCTTTAGGAAAAGCTGATAAAGCATTAAGCAACTAGATTTGGTTTAACAGCTGATTGGTGCGAGTCAGTTAAAATAATAATCGCTAGGAGGAAAAAAATTATGCCTTATTTAGGAAATTATCAAACAGGCGAGCTTAAAAGCAAACCTAGATTAACCAGAATTAACGGTGATGATAACGCTGCTGTTATATACAGGAATCTCGGCAATAATCATGCATACCCGTTTATTTTTGCTGATACTTTTACCGTTGTGTCAGGCGCTACTACCGTGGTGTTGGCTAGTGGTATAAAGTTTCATGGTTACGATTTAGCTACTTATGGAAAAATTGCAGTTACTCCTGCATTTGATTCAGGTGCTTATTACATTACTAAGGATTCTAGTGCTAATGTGATTAGTTTTACTTGTACCAATGCTGGTGCAAGTGATGGGTCGTCTACTGTTGATGTATTGTTCATGTTAGGTGAAGATGCCGAAGTAGATGGTCTTTATTGTAGAGGCAATAGAGGTGCTGCACCTAGTTTGCCTTAATGAGTATTATTGATATTAGATTTAGGTAATTGGCGAAGGAATTAATTAATGATGGATCAAATTTCAGGTTGATCACTACTAAAAATTGAATTTAAATTATGTAAGGAGGTAAACTCTAGTATGGATGAAAAATTAAAAATGGAACTTAAACATGAAGTAGAGTCTGTTGTAGCTGCGATATTTTCTGAAAAAGAGGAAGCTGATATTAGGAAAAAAACCGAATCAGCACTTCAGGAATCAGCTGAGAAACTTCAAGAGATAACTACATGTTTGGAAGAGCGTAATGAAGAGGTTTCTAGTCTTACTACTAAGATTACAGAAAGTGAAGGTAGAATACAAAGTCTTGAATCTGAGCTTGAGGCGGCAAAGAAAGAGACTGAGGAAGCTAACTCAAAAATAAGTGAGGCAGAGGCTGCTTTAGAAGACATTAAGAAAGACAGAGAGGCTGAATTGAGAATAGCTGAACTTTCTGAAGCAAAGGTTATTGGGGCAGATAAAGAAGCTCAACTGGTTAAGGTTCGTGAGATGTCTAATGATGAATTTGCAGCGTATAGGGATGAAAGAGTTGCTCTTCGTAAAGCTGTTATTGACGAACTAGCTTTGGCTTCTAGTGTTGAGAATACGGTTGTAGAGGATACAGTTGTGGTTGAAGAGACTGCGTCTGATACTACTGTGGAGATAGAAGAGGAGACTGAAGATGACGACGTTAGTCCTGCTAATGTAGATCCTGGACAGGCTATCGCTGCTGCTTTGAACATGGAAGTTAGACCTACATCTGATATGGTTAATAAATACAGAGAGCTGGGTAAATCCATGGCTGCTTTAATGACTAAGAAACAAGAAATTGAAGTATAAGGAGGAAAAAGGATATGTTTATACCTAGACATTCTGTTATAGAGAATCAATTTTGCAGTTATGCAGCACAAACCAGTGATGCTACTGGTGTTGGTGGTGTGCTTTGTTATGCTGGAGCTGTATTGTACATGGATAATACAACAGCTACTGATGTAGAAAACGCAATAGTGAAGAGATATGATACTTTTGCACTTGAGCCAGAAGATACAATGGAGAGAATTCCTATAGGGTTTGCTATGCAAAAGGTTAAAACTGGATACCATCAGGTACACCCTACTGGGATGGTTTTGCCTGGTGATATGGGGTCTAGTGACGCTATAGCACAACCATCGTACAATGCATCTACTGGTGCTATTAATGGTACTAAGTCTGTTCCTATTGGTGTTGCACACTTAGGAATTTGGGATACTGTGCATTATTGTAGTCTGTTTACAGGTGACGCTTCTGCTGGTACAGCTGTTGTAGCCACTGCAGATCAACCCATGCCTGGTGATGACCTTAGAGTTGCTGCAAACTCTGGTAGTAGGGTTGTTAATATAGGAAGCGGGTTTGTAAATGCAGATGATGCTACGTATGACGGACAGGTGCTGCCTAATGTTACTACTATTGTTGGGCGTGTAATTAAAGGTGTTTCCGCTGCAAAGGCATCTGCTAATATTAATAACACAGCGCTTTATCCTATAAGGATTAAATTATTGGTTTAATTAAAAAATATCGGATTAAGGCATTTATTAGTGCTTCCGAAACTAATTAAGGAGGAGTTGTTACTATGGATAGACAAGAAATGATGGAGCTCTTTAGGGCTACCGCAGATATTCAGACGCAGGAGGGCATAGCTGCTTATAGGGCTTTTGCCGCTGCACTTACAACTCCAATCTTGCAGAAAATTGAATTGGAATCTATAATGAGGCAATTGTTTTCGGTAGAACGGCTTGGTCCTGGTGCACAAGCTGTTTACCCTATTGCTGAAGATTTTGAGATTCCCGTTTGGGTATTACCTGGGCTTGGTTAAAATACTGACCCATACTATGGAGACATAGTGATGAAAATTCGACTGTAACGCTGGAAAATCTTGCCAGGCAGTCATTACTACTGAGGTGAAAACATGACTGATATAAGACAACCAGGTGGCAACCAATTATTTGATTTAGGGTGGTTAATAGGAGCTATAGATAGTGATGGTTCATACGTATTAGCAAAGCAATATCATCATAAAAACAAAGTGCTCTACTTTTTTCCATCTATAGAGATATCTAATGACAGCAAAGAATTTGTGGCTAACTGTGAAAGGATTATAAAAGAACAATTTAAAGTAGGTGTTTATATTAATTCTAGAGTAAGAAATCAAACAGGAAAAATTGGCTATAAAGTTTCTTTAAGAGGAATGAAAAGATTGTATAAATCTCTACCTATTATAGCAACTTATGAGGTTGCTAAAAAAAAGCAAGCATGTTTGTTATTGGAGTATGTTACAAATAGGATGACAGTTAACAGAGGAACTCCAGTATCAGATAGAGATGTAGAAATAGCAGTTGCTTTGAGAGAACTTAATGCTAGTCATAATGAAATAAGTAAAGATATCACTAGAAGGTTAAATTAATTGAAGCCCCCAACGACTAAACGTCGAACATCCTATTAGGATGATGATATAGTCTGAACTATATGGAGACATATAGAGGTTGCTTCGCAGCAACCCGCCTAACAGGTAAAGCTGAGGTTTTATAAGTAACAGAATGATGTAGCCCAGAATTTTGTAGAAGGTATAGGAGAAGAGGTTAACACATAGGCCTCGTAATTTTGCTATATGCTGAAACGTCCTAAAGCCCTTTTTACTGTTAACGTGAAAATAAAAGGTATAATATAATGGATAATCACGCAGGGAACTTTAATATTGAAGAATTAAGATGGTTAGGTGGTTTAATTGATTCAGATGGTTGTGTGTGTATTAGTAGTAGTAAAAGAAGAAATAATAAAATAGTATATACACCGTCTGTGGTTATTACTAATATGAATAGCATTATAGTAGAAACTGTTCATAATATATTTAGTAATCTAAATATTAATCACCACATAAAACCTAATGGGTCGTGTAAAAATATAGTTGTTTCTAGACCTAATATTATAATTAAACTTTGTGCATTATTAAATGATTATGTGATAGTTAAAGGTAATGAGCTTGATATAATAAATTCATTTTGTGGTAGTCGTGTTTCAAGAGTTACTGAATTAGGGTGTAACTGGAAAGCTTGTTATACAGAATACGAAATAGCTTTAGTTAATGAATTAACTATTTTGAATGGTAATCATTATAAAGAGTGTATTGAGTTTGGCATTTCTGAGAATTTAATTAATGATAGTAATTTAAATAAATTTTCACTTAGTTGGCTGGCTGGATTCATAGATGGAGATGGGTGTTTTACTATAAATAAAATAAGACGTCCTAATGGTAATTTTCAATACCAACCAGTGATACACATAGTTACTGGTTCTCCGTTAGCTAAAAATATTATAGCGATTTATCTAGATAGATATAATATAGACTACTATTTAAAAAAAGAATTGCCAGGTAAAAAGCACAAAGCTAATTGTAAAAATAAAAAGTTTGAGTTTTATGTAAGGTCATTAAACGATTGTAGGGTTTTATCATCACTGTTGTTGGATAAGTTGCATGGTAAGAATGAAAGGTGTGGTAAGTTAATAGGTTTTTGTGATAGTAGAATTAGTAATAAAAATAAACCATACAGTGACTATGAAATAAATTTACATGACTATATAAAGAATGATATTAAAGACTCCTCAACGACTAAAAGCAAAACATCTAATGATGAAGATATAGTCTGAACTCGTGGGAGACTACGAGAGGAAAGTTGAAGTGCTTTCCCGCCTAACAGGTGAAGCTGAGGTTTTTATAAGTAACAAATTGTTATGTTCCTACTTTTACAATAGATGCATCTGCAGATTGGAAAATTACTTATGCGAGAGATTCTCGTATAGATATAGCTCAAAGGGCAGCTGCTAGAGCTGCTAAAGATTTAGCGAACTATGAAGAGGAGTGTGGATGGCGTGTTATAATGCCGTCAGCGACTTCATCTTTTAGTGGTAAAGGTCTGCTTGGTTCTAGACCTGCTCCTATTTATGAGATTGATCCTTCCTCTACTGGGGCTGGATATTTATCAAAGGAGCTAATCAATAAAATGATGGTTGGATTTAAAAGAATAGGTAGAACACTTACTGATTTGTATGTGTCTCCAGAAGACGCTGCTGATATTCGTGAGTGGACAGATACAGATATTGATCCTGTAACAAGGAGAGAGATATTCCAGGCTGCTGGTATGGGTAGTATATGGAATGTAAGTCTGCATGAAGTACAACACTTGGGTGCTACTGGTATGTATAATATAAATGGCAGTACTTCTCAGTTTGGTAAGTTTTTAGCTACTGCAGGCGAGATTTATAATTCATATACGTTGGATAATCCTAATGTTACATCAGCTGATGGTACTATCGCTACATTGGGGGAAACACAGATCCTTGGATTTGACCTTAGTGTTAATGACTCGCTTGTAATGCCTATTCGTAAAGAGTAT